TATGCATACCGCCAGCCCGCCTAGGGGTCATGTGCAATCAATTGGTATGCTACTTATTGCAAAGGAATTATCATGGCTCGTTCCACGTTCTCCGGCCCGATTCTATCTGGCTCAAATAGATTTGGCCCTATCCGCGACGTAGGTTATACCGACCTCGCTCAAAACATTGACATGAATTTCGCCAACACTGGCGGAAATGGTACTGCTGGTTATGCCGGTGGTTCTGGTCAGTTTGTCAATGGAAATTTGATCCCCAATACAAACGCTGTTGTTTATACGAACTCTAGCACTGTATTTCCTCCCACAGCCGCAACTATTACTGCTGATGCCGCTACTACTGTGTATCGTGGCGCAGTATTTTATTTGCCTACAGGCTCACAGATCAATGACTTCTTGGTTGATATCGGTACAGGTATCACAGGTGGTTCTACAATCACTGCTGGCGTAGTAAACATTGGTAACCAATTCAACGGTACTCAGTACGGTTCAGTAACTTTGACTGCTACAACAAACGTGTTGGTAGCTGGTCGTTACTCTACAACTTTCACTGGTACACAGTTGACCAATATCCAATCAACTACTGCTGACTTTACCAACCCCACAGGTACAATTGAGCCAGCTACATTCTCACAAGTTGTGATGACTTTGGTGATTACAGGTACAGGTACCCCTGCTCCTACGGCTGGTACCTTGTACTTGACTGTGCGCTATACACAGCCTGATGGAAACATTGGTACAACTACAACTTACCCCTACGGTAACTTTGATTAATTAGTCTCAACTAAAGGAGATTAGTTATGACAATGCAAACCGATATCCTAGCGAGTTTGCCCCTCACAACGAGTGGGCAAGTTCAGGATCAATTGGCTAACAACCTTGGCAGAACCAGAATTAGGGCTGTGTACATCATCCCTAGCGGTACTGCCGGTACTGTTACCTTCTACGACAACGGTTCTTCCGGTACTAAGCGTATGACTTTGAATACGGTGGCGTCTGCAACACAGCCCACCTATTTGTGGTTCCCAGCCGAAGGATTGTTGTTCAACACCAATGTGTATGCTACGTTGTCGAACGTTGGTTCGGTGACTGTTTTATATTCATAAGATCATGGCTAAGTCACCCGCATGGCAGCGCAAGGAAGGGAAGAATCCGAACGGCGGCTTAAACGCCAAAGGTCGGGCATCCGCAAAGAAGGAGGGGATGAATTTAAAGCCTCCCCAACCCGAGGGCGGATCAAGGAAGAAATCTTTTTGCGCAAGAATGTCTGGAATGAAAGCCAAGTTGACATCAGAGAAGACGGCAAAAGATCCAAACAGCAGGATTAACAAATCTCTCAGAGCATGGAAGTGTTAAATGGACTCACATGACGCAAAAGTAATGGCTGATGGAGCTGCGGTAGTCGTAGGACTAAGCGGCTTTATGCAGTGGTTTCCGCCGATTGTGGGGCTTATTGGCGGTATCTTTACCGTCATTTGGATGGGTATCCGCATTTGGGAAACCGATACAGTTAGAGAATTAACAGGTCGAAAGGTAAACGATGCCAGCGACAAGTCTTAAACAAAAGCATTTGATGGATGCGGTGGCTCATAACCCTGCGTTCGCAAAGAAGGTAGGCATTCCGCAGTCCGTGGGTGCTGATTTTAGTGAAGCAAGCAAGGGGATGAAGTTCGGTTCAGGCCGTGCGGATCTCCAAGGTGTTAACAAGCCAAAGACCGACCACGGTGCTGCGGCACCATTTAAAAGAGGTGGAATTATGGAAAAGCATGAAATGCACGCACATCACATGAAGATGGCGCATCATCACTTGAAAGAGGCGATGAAACACGGTGGTCACGTCAAGAAGATGGCTTCTGGTGGAATGACCACTGGCAAACACGGTGTTGAAGAGAAATCTGGCATCACCACTGCCAAGATGGGTAAAGCCGAAGTGGGCGGTAAGCTCAAACACGGCGAACACACCATCCAGAAAAAAGGACACACTCGTGCTCTAGAAGAGAAGATGAGTGGTGGAAAACCCTTGGGTATGAAACGCGGCGGAAAAGCTTGCTAAAAAGGATCAATCATGAAACATCACGATCATATTGCTGACCACAAGCACCCTTTCCATAGTGGTGGAACTAAGCATCACGGTAAAACCGAGTTGCATCATGCTCAACATCCTCATCCCGAGGAGCACGGCCACATTCATGGAATGAAGCACGGCGGTCACGTTAAGCATCACCACGAGCACATTGAGCACCACATGAAGAAGCATGGTAGCCATCACGCTGAAGGTGGTCATATTCATCACCATGAGCACGTTGCCAAGCATATGGCTCACCACGACGGGTACAAACATGGCGGTCACGTTAAGCACCACCATGAGCACGTTGAACACCACATGAAACACCACGATCACAAGTAGGAGCCAATCATGGCAAACTCAGGACAGTTAGCTGGGTTAGCAGCCCTTGGCGCATTGGGGATAATGTACGACAGGATGAACCGTAAACAAGACGGTTCTAAAGTACCTGTCGAAGATAGAAGTACTTATCCTGCTGGTATGGGGCCAACAGCCCCAACACCTCCTATTGATGACGAAAGCCAGTGGGGAACACAAACCGCTGGTCAACGCGAGTATGCAGCCTCAGTTAATCCTGATGACGAGAGTCAATGGGGTACCCCTGGGCCTGGTCAAGCTGGCTATAAAAAGCCTGTAAGAAGACCTCCTGCGAGCTCTGCTACTACTCCTATGGGGTCTAGCCAAGGCAGGCCAGGGTATGCTCAAAGACCTGTAATGGCTAATGATCCCAGATTAGCTATGGACTATGCTCCTGATACTACATTCATGGGCCAAAACTCAAGCCAAGGCCGTCGTGGTACTGGCGTTAGACAAACTCAGGGTGCTGATTATGGTATCCCAGGTCAGTCTGTACAGGCCCCCCAAGGCGGTGAACGTGCTTCATACAATCCTGTGATGTCTGTTTTAGAAGGCATGGGGCCAACACCGCTTGCAGGTATCGGAAAAGTAGGCGCTGAACTAGGTACTATGGGTCGTGTTCAGAAGGCTTATAACATGCAACAAGAAGCTCGTAGAGCTGCCGAAGGCTTGAACCCTGCTGAAGTTGCTGCGTTTAAAAAGAAACTTGCTGAAGCTTCGTTTGAAGGCGGTATGAAAAAAGGCGGTAAGGTTAAACCAAAGACTAAAGCCAAAGTTAAAAAGATGGCTTCTGGCGGTATGACTTCCAGACCAAATGCTTCTAAACGTGCTGATGGTATTGCTACCAAAGGCCACACCAAATGCAAAATGAGGTAAATCATGGCTACTTTTGAAGAAAAACGTAAAAATGTTGTTGAGAACCTAAATGAAAATGAACGTCTCCTCAACAAATATAAAACTGCTGCATCTGAACGTGCAGATAAAATTAAAGACGAAAGAGCAGATAACCTTCGTAACGCCGTGTATGACTCTAGTGTTAGAGAATACCAAAAACAAAAGAATTTAAACCCCCCAGGTACTATTGATGGTAGTTTGGATAAAGGTCTAGATACTATGGGCGACACAGTTAGATCTATAGGTAAAGCTTTTGGGTATAACAAAATGACGAGCATGGATGATGAAGCCCAAATGGCAGCTCGTAAAGATGTAAAAGGCTACAAAAAAGGTGGTCGTGTGAAAAAAATGGCTGATGGCGGTGAATTACCCGATACAGGCGCAGGTGCTGGTCGCGGTAAACAAGGCGGTCCCACTGCCGCTGAAATGAACAAGAGAAATAGCGACAGCTATATGTCTCCTTCTGATCAAAGAGCTATTAAAGAAGACGAAGATTTCAAAAAGTACTCTGCTAAGAACCCAGACCAAGCCTATAAAAAGGGTGGAATGGCCTCTGCATCTAAGCGTGCCGATGGTATTGCCAAACGTGGTCACACAAGGTACTGTGGCGGGGGCTATACAAAATGAGAGCAAGCCGTGGCATGGGGGTCATTAACCCGTCAAAAATGCCGGGTAAAAAGATCATTCATCGTAAAGATGATCCCAACACGGTTGACATGTATAAACGTGGTGGCAAAGTGTGGGATACCCCTAATCCAGCCAAGAAACACAAAAAATTAAGTCCCGCCAAGAAAGCTGAGGCAAAGGCTATGGCGAAGAAAGCGGGCAGACCGTATCCTAACTTAATCGACAACATGAGGGCGTCAAAATGAGCTTACCTGATTTCATCCAGAACAATCTTGAGTATCTAATCGACGAATTAGACACTAGAGCAACACACCAACTTATGTCAAACGGTCACGTTGAAGATAAACTTTTGGATATCATCAATGGTTTAGAAAGCTTTCTTCCAGCACCCGTTGAGGCTCCTGCACCTGTTGTCGCTGTTGATCCTGCTCCTGTTGCTGTTGAAGAAACAGTAGATGAACCATCTGTCGATTCAATAGCTATTCCTGAAATCCCTGCGGCTGAATAACATGGCAAATACATCTGGATCATCAGCGTTTAATTTAGACCTCACCGAAGTGGTTGAGGAAGCATTTGAGCGAGTTGGTTCAGAGTCACGCACGGGCTACGATTTGCGTAGTGCTACTCGTAGCTTGAACATCATGTTTGCTGATTGGGCAAACCGTGGCGTGAATATGTGGACGATGGATTCCAACGTAATCAATTTGGTCCCAGGCCAGATAACCTATCCGTTGCCTTTGGACACTGTAGATTTGCTTGAGCATGTGATCAGAACACAAGCTAACGTGGCGGCAACCCAAGCGGATTTGACGATTACGCGTATTAGTGTTTCTACCTACGCCACACTACCCAATAAGATTCAGCAAGGCCGTCCTATTCAGGTATGGATTCAGCGTCTTGACGGCCAATCTTATTCAACCACCTTGACTTTAGCCCAGTCAATCAGCGCCACTGACACCACAATCACGTTATCTTCTGTGGTTGGTATTCCCAATACTGCCTTCATTCAGATCGATAACGAGACAATTTTTTACAGTTACACGAGCGGTAATACGCTTGGTAATTGCTATAGAGGACAGAACAATACCACGGCTGCGGCTCACACCGCTGGGGCTAAAGTGGTGTATCAGAACTTGCCATCCATCAACGTATGGCCTGCTCCAGACAACGCACAACAGTACCAATTTGTATATTGGAGACTGCGCAGAACCCAAGATGCGGGAACTGGCGTCAATGTCATGGATGTTCCTTTCAGATTTATTCCTTGCATGATTGCGGGTTTGTCCTACTATCTAGGGCTTAAAGCACCCGAAGGATTGCAAAGATTACCGATTTTGAAACAACAATACGATGAGGCATGGCAGCTTGCGGCAGATGAAGACCGTGAGAAAGCGGCGATTCGTTTTGTTCCTCGTCAACAGTTTATTGGATCGACTTACTGATGGGCAACCGGTTTGCTTCTGGTAAGAATGCGATCGCGGAGTGTGATCGATGTGGTTTTAGGTTTAAGTTAACTGTCCTTAAACGGGAAGTTATCAAGACCAAAAACTTTGAGCTATTGGTATGTCCAAGGTGTTGGGACCCAGATCAGCCTCAATTACAATTGGGCATGTATCCAGTCGATGACCCACAAGGTCTTCGTAACCCAAGACCTGACAGAAGCTATGTGCAGTCTGGTTTGCTGGCTGACGGAAGTCAGGGTGAAGGTAGCAGGATTTTTCAATGGGGATGGAACCCGGTGGGTGGCTCTCGTAATTTCGATGTGCCATTGACTCAAAATGACTTGATACCGGTGGTACAAGTTGGTACAGTAACGATAGCCGTAACATAGGAGTTTATGATGGCAAAAGTCGACAAAGAGGATATCAAGCAAGATAAAAAAATGATTGCAACAGCTATTCATAAACATGAAAAGCACGATCATCCCGGTAAGCCTTTGACTAAATTGGCTAAAGGTGGAAAGACCAATGCCAACATGTTGAAGTATGGACGCAACATGGCCAAGGTCATGAACCAGCGTTCATCTGGTAGAGGTGGCTAACATGGCTATTTTTACTCCACCAACCACAAAGAATAGCCCTGCTATTCAAAAGCCTGCGAAGAAATTCAACGGTTCAGCTTCTGAGTATGCGCCTCCTCACACGATGTCTGATAAACCAGTCAAAATTCAAAACGTGATTGGAACAGGCGAACCTGATAGTCCAATGGAGAAAAATGAGGTAAATCCAAAGACTCAAGGTTTGCCAGCAAACGGTATTGTTGTACGCGGTACAGCATCACAAACAAAAGGCAGAATGGCTAGAGGTCCGATGGCATGAACTACACTCAGCTTAAACAACTGATTCAGGACTATACACAGAACTACGAATCCACATTCGTAGCGGATATTCCTACGTTTGTTGAGCAAGCTGAGCAGCGCATTTACAACTCTGTACAGTTTCCGTCACTACGCAAAAATGTGACTGGAGCTATTACACAGTACAACCAATATTTGGCGACTCCAAATGATTTCCTTGCTCCTTACTCTTTGGCTATTTACCCTGTCAGTGGCGGGCCTTATTTATATCTTTTAAACAAAGATGTGAACTATATGCGTCAAGCATATCCCGATCCCGCTAGTTATGGTCAGCCAAAGTACTATGCTCTTTTTGGTCCGACTGTCACTGGTGGGAGTATTACAAATGAGCTTACTTTCATTTTGGGCCCTACTCCTGACACTGCTTATACCGCTGAGTTACACTACTATTATTATCCTGTATCTATCGCGGATACCACTAATAATCCAAGTGGTACTTCTTGGCTTGGGGACAACTTTGATACCGTGCTTTTGTACGGCTCTCTTGTTGAGGCTTACACATTCATGAAGGGTGATCAAGATTTGATGACCATATACAATCAAAAGTATGTCGAGGCACTTGCTCTTGCTAAACGTCTTGGAGATGGTATGGAGCGTCGTGATGCTTACCGTTCTGGTCAATTTAGACAGGCGGTGACCTGATGGCTATTTACCAAGGCGCAACGACTAGTTTCAAAGTGCAACTTGCTCAAGGGCTGCACAACTTTGGGCCCACAAGTCCAAACACCTTTTATATTGCCTTGTATACATCTAGCGCGGCTTTGAGTGCTACTACAACGGTATATACAAGCGTGGGCGAAGTAACAGGATCAGGTTATACGGCGGGCGGCCAACAATTGGTCATCACTCAGACACCGACCTCTGGTACAACCGGAACCACGGCTTATTGGTCATTCCAAAATGCCGTTTGGAATCCAGCAGCATTTACAGCTCGCGGGGCTCTGATCTACAATCAAACACAAGGTAACGCGTCTGTTTGTGTATTAGACTTTGGTAGCGATATCACTTGTACTAATTCATTTACAGTACAGTTTCCAGTTTCATCTAACACCACCGCAATTTTGAGGATCGCATAATGCTCGTTACAACTACCAAAGGCGAAATGGATGACTCCCTTCTTGAGAAAAAAGAGGGCGTTGTTGATGATGAAAATGAGTACACAACATGGGTTGAATACTGGTTGGATGGCGAGCTCGTGCACCGTTCAGCGCATGTAACTTTGAAAAAATCACCCTTTATGGATTTAATCGCCGCATCAATGGCATAAGGAGCTTAAATTGGCTAACACTCAATCAATGTGCACTTCTTTCTTAGGCGAACTGTTGAGCGCTACGCACAACTTTAGTTCTTCTAACCCCGCCCATACAGCAAATACTGCCGATACATTTAAGGCGGCTTTGTATGTGACAACCGCT